AAGGTAGTTTATACATCTCAGACTTTGGATCTATTCCCCATTGTGCTGCTGCCTCACTTAGGCCTGCTTCGCTCTTACCATAGCCATTATACTTCCATGACAAACTGTTAAGATCATATCTAAATCTGTTTTCATCAGTCACAGCTGCGGCTATCATTGTATCAACAATCCTGCCTTTAATCTGTAGTCCCAGTGCCCTGATCCAACATACATCGTACATTGCATTGTGAAATATTTTAGTTGATGGTGCATTTAAAAGATCTTGAAACCATTTTAAAACCATCTTACGGTCCATGTTACCACCACCGTGGTGAGCTATAGGAAAGTATCCTTTGTAATTTGCTGTAGCTACAGCTATCCCAATAACTTCTCCGTTACCAATAATTGCTCCAGATCCTTTTTTAATTAAGTCTGGATCTCTTGTCTCTAAGTCAATTGCAATTTCATCAACCTTAGTTAAGTCGGGTAGTTCTGTGGGTATTACCCATTCTGTCTGGGCACTAAATGTAGGTATTTTCATATTATTGTTATACTCCTATTTTTTCCAGGTAGTTTTGTTATCCACCCTCTTTCTTGTAACTGATTAACTTTTGTAAAAATTGTACACTTAGTTGAACAACCTGTTGCTGTTTTCATTTCTTCATAAGAAGGTGCCATGTTATTTTTATCAATATACTCTTTAATAAAATTAAAAAGATCCATTTGTTTTTTAGTAATACTAAATTTTTTCATAATGTTAGGTAGCAAAGAATCAATAGGCAAGTAAATAGCCCCATGTAAAATGGTATATGATTATTTGGTTCCATAGTCCCTTTCAATTATCATTTCTATAAAATGTATTGCTTTTTCTAAATCCTGTTTCTTTCCTTTATCGCGATGTCTCACTATGTACTTTATAGCACAACCTTCAGGATATAGCAATTCGTTCTCGACTACAAACTTGCTTGGCTGTATTTTATATTTTTGGTAATGTGAACCACCAATTTGTTTATCGTATGCTTTAGATGTCATAACCTCTGTCCTCCCTTTTTGCTTCCATTATATATAAGTTTTGTTTTGTACGAGTAACACCCACGTACCAAACTCTTTGTTCTTCATCGTATTTGTCTTGACTCTTCTCAACTGCTTCTCTTATTTTTTTAGTGTTATCTAAAATAATTAAAACATTATTTGCTTCACCACCTTTGGCTGCATGTATTGTTTGCAATTTAACTCTTGGTGCCTTAGATAATTTTTCTTCATTACGCATCATTTCTCTAATGTATAAACATTCTTCTGGATCAGCTTTAAATGCTTCGTACCAATGGTCTGTAAAACTAAAACCAAATTCTTTTAAGTCATACATACGTTCATCAGTTAACTCTGTATCTAATTCTAAAAACTCAAATAAATCTTTACATTCAGATAATGATAACATGTCACCAGTTGTCCAACGTGTGTAATCTTGTATTGACTTATACAGTCTAGTCCTGTAACTTTTTCTACCTTTTATTTCAAAGTATATTCCCATATCTTTTAGTGTAGGTTTTAATTTAGTAAGTTTGTCATTTGTTCGTGCAAGTATTAACCAATCACCTAAATGTAATGGAGCGTCCTCTACTGAAGTAATGCGTTGTATTACTGGAAGTAATATATCTTTTCTTGCTTTCCAATTTTTTTTAATTCTTCTATGGTCTGGTATTCTATTTAAAATACAGTTTGCTATTTCCTGCACCGCTCCTGGTACCCGGTATGATTGTGGCAAGACTATGTCTTTTGCAGGCTCGCTTTGAAACCTTGCAACATCTGCACCGGCCCATCCATAAATTGCTTGATCATCATCACCAGCTAAAATAACATGTTTAGAGTTTTTCTTAAGTATATCGTACATTTTCCACTGTATTGGCGACAAATCCTGTGCTTCATCAATGAATACTACGTCATATTTTGGACACAATTCGGACACATTGAATCTTTCAATCATATCTGTAAAATCTACCAGGCCATACGCTTTCTTGTAGTTATCTACTTCGTCTTTTAAAATCTGTAGTAAATGTTTATCTATGTCTTGTGAGTACATATCGGTATTATACTCTTCATCTATTGTTATACCTTTGATTCTTGCTGCATTTATTATGTTAAAGTATTCGCTATCTGAATCTACAAACCCTGTTTTCTCTTCTCCACTAGAATAAACTGTAACTTCTATGCCAAGCTGTCTACCAATATCTTCGTAATGTTCCTCTTGCATTACATTACTTTTCTTCATACCCAACAAAGTAAAAGCTAATGAGTGTAAAGTTCTAAAATATTTTAAATCTTTTTTACCATACTTTGGATAAAGATCTAAAGTTCTGTTCACAGCTTCCTCTGCAGCCTTCTTTGTAAATGCAAAGTAACCAATCTTATCTATAGGTGTACCAAACTTAACCAATGTTTTTACATAGTTTATAAGTCTAGTTGTTTTCCCTGTTCCCGGAGGACCGTATATTTTTCTAATCATTACATTATATCCGTTTTATGTTTTAGTATAGTATGATTAATTTTTATATCTTCAAAACCTTCTGTACTTATTGAAACCACATTTTTAGTAGGTGTATTGTATTTACCTTTTTCTTTTGTAGGAAATCTTTTTTGTTCAATAAATTCTAAACCACATTCTTTATAATTATTACTCATCATAACACCCGTCTTATCCTCAGAGTGTTTCCAATTCTTTGCTCTAAGCTTATCGTAAAATTTATCAAATTTAAAATAAGCCTTACCATCTTCAATTAATACTGTACCTGATTTAAATGCAGCATCATTCATAGCTTTAGGTCCATTAATTTTTGCATGTATGACATCATGTAATTTTTCTTTAGGTGAAGTACCAATAGGAGGGTTTACTACTTTTTGTGTACTGAAAAGAGATTCTAGAATAAGTTGGTCTTCCGGTGCTTTTATAATTGGTGGTGGAAACCCTGCTGCTCTTGCTATGGAGTTTCTACGTTTACGTTGATCTGTAACATGTTCAATTGATTTACAATATACAGATGCTTTCCCTATACTGTCCGGCATAGTTACATCAAATTCATATTCTGGTTCTGGTTCAATATCTATTTTTCTTAGATTAGATAATATCGGATAAGACCCTTTTGATCCTGCAAGAATACCATATTTCTTTTTAACACATATACCTTTTTTACAATGATCATTAAGAGGACTCTGTGTACAAGTATAACCTTTTTCAGACTTAGTCCATGATCTAACTTTAGCGTTTACAGTTTTTGCTTCCCAAGCATTTGCATGCACGGGTTCAAAATATTTAACTGGTGCATTCATCACTCTTTGTTGCCAGTCATCTGGGTACTTCATCTTCACAAACACATGATAATTATACATAAATCTATCCTTACCATCAAAGCCTGGATCCTTCATTATCTTGCTAAGATGAGCTAAACAAGGAGGGCCATCATCAAAATCTGAGTCAACACCTTCTAAATCTTTTTTTTCTATACTTTCTGTTATGTTTTTTAAATCTTCTATATTAACTATATTGGCTTCTGCAACTTCAAGAAATTGTTCGAATGTAAATGTTGTACCATCTAGATTTATTGCCAATCTCTCTGACTTTTTAAAATAAGGTAGGTTTATAAATTGACCTGGACCTACGTTCCCTGTTTCCGGATCCTTTGTAAGTTGTGTCTGTTTAGGAAATACCTCATTACTTGATTTTAGTTTAAACAGTGGAAGTAAATTACTTAAAAAAGAAACTATTACTGTGGCTAATATAAATTCATTAACAAACAAATATAAATGCAACCCACCACTTTTAGATAGAACAGGTATTAAAGGTAGTTTGTATTCTTGAATTTTTTCAATGATATATTTTCTATCAAAGTCAACGTAGTTTTTTGGGTCTATATCTATAACACCAAATTTTGCTTCTGAATTTTCATTACAGGCTTGTACCCCAATAGATAAAATACCGTCTAAATGTTTTTGATAAACTTCTTCTGTAAGTTCTTTATGAGTCCAACCATAATCACCATTGGGAAGTACTAGCTTACCACCTTTATCTGGATCAACTTTAGCATTTTTAAGCTCGGCCGTACCATAAGCTTTTCTATACCCATCAAATATTTTTATATACCTTTTTATCATAGCTATCCTGTAGATGCGGACCGGTTAGTCTCCCAAACGGTCCACACTGTGCACATACCCCTAAGGGATTATATAATGCTTTTACTTTCCGCTTGTTTCGGTTCAACATGCTTTGCTTTCACAGCACCTTTAGAAATGCTTTCAGAAAACGACTTAGCTTGTTGGTACGTACTTGCTTCAGTTATAGGACCTACTTTACTAACTTCCCAACCAAACCAAGTGCCCTTATCGTTAGACATTTGAGTAGTCTTTAGTTTGTAAATGTGGCTAAAAGATGCCGGTGTATATAAACCAGCTTTACCTTTTAATTTGATGCCAGACATCATTGAGTTCCATTTTCTACTAATTTTTAATTGAGTAGACTTCATAGAAATCAAAGCTGTTTGTGGACTATCTCCTTGAATGATCACAAAGTGTGATGCAGTCTTTTCAACATAGTTACCATTAGGTAATCTATCTTTATAGTTAGCATCTGGTTTTGTTTGTGACATGATATCAGATGAAGAGTCGTGTACCATTACTGGTGCACCTGGTCCTTCTCCTCTATCTTTCCATTCAACATACTCCAACTTATAGAAAGCAGGAATAACATCTATTCCTTTTACGCCATCGTATAAATCTCCAGTAACTGAATTGAAAATCATTCCAGGTTCTGCTCCTTCAACGTGTTTACCATCCCTCTTATTTACTTCAGGTGATAATTGTCCTAGGATTTTTAGAAAAGGTAAAGCTAAGTCTTGTTGACTTATATTACCTAATCCTTGTGATGCATCATCTTCAAACATACTTGCTGCTGGAAGACCTGCGGCCGTCTTTTGTGTTACTTCATTCATGGTTATTTGTTCCTTGTTATTTTTGTTCTGTTGCTCGTGAACAGGTTAAATAGATCAGAAGGCATATCAAGTCCATTTTCGATACGCTCTCTGACCAATGCTTTAAGTGTCATGGGTTCAACCTTTAGTTTTTGGACTGGTTCATACCCTTGACCTTGCGCAAGGACAGCATATTGCTGTGCCTTGTTATCTTCGGAACGACCAAAAGCAACGGTTACCTCATT